CAGAAGCTACCAGAGTAGGTTTTACAAAACCGGACACGGCAAGATACTCACCGCCCTCAATATTAATCACAGCAGTAGCCGCCACAGGCTTCGACTCTTCCTCCGTGCCATCAGCCCATTTAACGACATAGGTATAATAATACGACACTGAATGTTTCGTTACTCCATCGCCGGTACCATAAGGGCCGTTAATGGTCAGGGCTGTTGACGGTGGTGTAACTCCAAGACGTCTGTAATCGTCTGTGGCATCAGGTATGCCGGTGGCAGGCATCAAAGTATCATTAGTCTGTTTTGGGTATCCGTCTCCGGAATAAAACAGCCTGTTATCCCCATCAGCAAGCTGTGCTTTCACCACATTGATATCGTTTTCCGTCCAATACAGCCATTTATCAGCCGATTCTTCTTTATACAAAGACCGCAAATCAATTCCGAGGTCTGCCCAGGTCTTTGTTGTCTCCAGGTCTTTAAGAGGTTTCAGCCTGCCTGTGCGCAGATCACAATTCTTGGCAATCTGCGCAAAGTTTGCAGGCAGCAGGCTTGGGTCAATCGCTGGAACTTGACCTTTAAGATTTTGTAGAATTTTCAGCATCTTGTTATTTACGCCCTAACTCGATTTTATCTTCAGTTATTTCTTTGCCGGTTAGAATCTGATAAAATAATTGGTAGTGCATAATAGCTTTTTTCAGCGCCAGTTCTGATTGCTTGGCGTCAATACTCAGCGCCCTGTATATATCGTAATTTCTCAAAGCATCTTCGTATATGTCGTCGATTGTTATCGCGTCTCCGATCTTTGCTATCTCTGAGGGAATCACAGACTCGATACTTTCAACATAACCCATGCCGGTATCCGGTTGTGGCGGATAAACATAAAAATGCTTTGGGTCTTTAGGGTCGAACAGATATAATTTAACGGTTGCCGATACTGTGTCAGTGTGCCAATCAGGATTATGTTTATCTAATCTGTCTATTTCCGTAAAACGGATGATCTTGCCGGGTGTAAGGCCGTCTGAGCCCATATTGCGGGTCAGATTGATAAAGGATATGCCTGTGGATGAAATCGACTGCTTTGTGCCTGCTACAAGCTGAACAACAGCATTGTTAATACTTATATCCGGCTTAAGGCTAACAGCGGCTTTTTGCCCGGCGTTAATAAACTTTAGATGGTCAGACAGGTCAAAGGCGTCATAATTCCTATCAAACAATAACGTAGCAGCTTCATCAGCTATCTTGGAGGCAAGTACAGTTCCCATAATTTAAAATGTCCTTATCTTACGACGTAATACTGGTTTCGATTTTGGTGCGTTGGGATAAAATCGCTCAAGCCTGATCAGCCCGTTATTATGCTTGTCGCCATACCACAGAACTTTGTCTTTAATTGTTTTTGCATCGTGGCCTGTTTCCGGCAATAGCACCATAATCACTGAGTCAGCTAACGTGCTTTCATGTAAATGCGAAGGAATACAATCAGGCGTGTCGCTGTTATTAACCAAAACAGTCGGTTTCTTATAATATTTAATAGCAATTTCTTCCGCTGCCGAAGTGGTTGGGCCTACTATCAACTCGGCGCCCTCAACGGCCACATCTTCAATGTCGCCTGTATCCGTTTCGCTATGCAACAGGTCTATAACCTTTGTGTTGGAGCGAATTGTCAGCCTGGCGCTGTTTGTATTGCTATATGCTTTGAACAGGTCGTGGTGATAATCCGCAGGCAAATCACCCGAGCTTGCGGCAAGAAGAATATCCACTGTCCCATCGGCAATCAATGACGGCAACCTGATTTTAGCGGCAACCTGCAAAAGAACCTCGTTCAATTCAACAAGCATATCGCTTTCCATAATCGCGGGTTCGTCAATGGCTATTTGAATCTTTTTTATTAGTTCGCCTGTATTCATGTGCAAACACCCTTTATATAATCGTTACTGTCATTTCTGCTAAAAACTCATATGGAGTTAAGCCGTCCGGCAGAGTTTCATTGCACGTAACCCAAAACTCCAGGGTATAAGCTCCGACGTCATAAGCCTTTACACCAAAGGTTATATACCCCGCAGACTCGCCGCTACCTCCGCCAAAATCAGCAGTTACATCAACGGCAGCATCGTCATATATTTTAAACGTATGCGACGCCACCGTTTTGCCGTCTAATTCAGGGTTGAGGTTCAGCTTATAGGAAACCTCTTCCCCTTTCTCCATACTGTCTAAAGATGATTTTGGAGATATTTGCAGAGCCATAGCATCACCTTCTTAACTAAGCTTCAAAATAAGAGAAACGGTCAGAGTTTCGCCATTGCCGACAGTCCGGTCTTGAGACAAATCAGCATACGCAACCAGTACATCAGCTGCGTTCAAGACAGCTTCAAGCACGATTTTCTTGGCAGTAACCCAGTCAGCAGCGGTAGCAGAGAAAACACAATCTTTTGAAGTTACCTGCCAGTCTCCCGAATCCAGTACGGCTGTCCAATCAACATCGTTATGCGCAACCGATACTTCAGCATAGCCGGTACCGGTTATCACGGTATATGTGGTCGCGTCTTCTGCGATTGCCACGTCAGAAGCAAGGTTAACCTTAAAACCGCTTGGAATAGAATTGGCTACTGCCTGAACCCACCCCTTAAGCACATGCTCCTCACCTTGGTTAATCAGGGCGGCTGCATTCTCCCAGATAATTTTGCCGTTTTTGTCTCTATGCACGGCTCTTATAAAGCCAAGCAACCCTTTGTCCTTGTTTGCTTCCGCTATACTCATGTGCCTCGGATAGCCTGCTAATTGTGGAAAAATCTTGTCATTCATAATTAGTTCTCCTGGTTTTTATGGTTATTATCTCCTATGCTTTAGTCGGATAGCCTTTAAAATAATATGGGCTACCCCCGCTGTCATACATCGTAAAGACCTTTGGCGTACCACTTAACGTTGTGTCTACAACGTTTTTAGGACGAATTCCTCCGCCGCTTCCCTCATCTTCATCGTGATCATGCTCTGGGATTGATGAATTATTTTTGCTGACTATCCCGTAATAAACCCCGCTAAGTGACGCATCTAAATCATCGCTGGCAGCGGTTAACACCACCTGCGTATCTGCCACTGGAATCGAAACAGACGATATCGTGCCGTATTTCGTTGTATCACCAATCAGCTTGACCCTTCTGCCAACATGAAATTCTGCTGTTTGGTCTCCGCTAACCTCAAAGGTAGTCGCGTTAATATATGTTGCGGCAATCATGGCATCTTTTCCTTTTTTAAATTACTGTGAATTCATTAGTGCGCTGTTGTATTGTGAATGTCATTTTAACTGCACCCCACAACCCATCTTTCCCTAAAACTGCGCATGTAATAGGAATAACACCTTGATCTACATAAAACTGAAAATCAGAGGCCGTTAATATTGATAATATCGGTATTTCGCCTATGTCTTTGTATGCCTGAAAATCTAAGCCTTCTGTCGTAGAGATAATACCAATATCAACGAGGTCTTTGTAATCTTGAAAGTCTGTTTCCGAGATTGCTGAAGCAATCAGGATATTGACGATATCTGTACTATATGGCTGAAAGTCCGACTCTGATATCGTTATAATTAAAGGGATTAGGCCAACATCTTCATAATCTTGAAAGTCTGTTTCTGAGATTGCTGAAGTAGCCAGTATATTGGCAATATCTTTATATCCTTGGAAGTCTGTTTCTGATATTATTGACGTAATCAGGATTTGTTTATTGAGTTCTTTATACGCTTGGAAACCAAAACCTTGAATGGCCGAAACTATAGCAATCAACTTGCTGGTATCAATGTAGTCTTGGGAGTCTGATTCCAATGCAGTTGCGGTTATGGAAATTGTGCGCTGTTCAATATAGAACTGAATGTCTGTCCCTGATATGGCAGATATAATAGCAATGAGCTTATCGGTTTCGTCAGCGTCAAAAGGGGTCCATTCTTCGGCCTCAATAAAAACCCATTCCGCCGAACTATTATCAACCCATTGAATCATTTTTTAGTCTTTATCCTCAAAGTCCTCAAACGGCCAAACCTCACCAGTTTTGTCCGTAATCAGTTTTTGCCATTTTGCTTCGGCTTTGTTCCAAAGGAATTCAGGGACATCAAGAAATCGCTGCTCGTTTTTTTCCACATAAACTTTGAAAGCCTTCCCGTTAAGATTCTTCCATTTTTTCCAGAACTCTGTATCAAAAACGGTCAACTCATCGGTTGGCTTCAACGGAGGCAAATGGTCTTGTGTTCCTTGTTGAACTTCATCGACGGCACCATCAACAACACGTATCGGGCAATCCATGTGAGAAAGTAGGGACTGCCATTTTTCGGCGGCTATTGCCCGTATTTTGGCGGATGAACTATTAAACTTAAAGATATGCCCATTGACATACGCAAGGAAGGTGTCTTCACTTAGCCGCTCCCATTCCTGCTTAAAATCAGCCTCTTCATCGGTAAAATCTTTTTTAGGCGCTTTGTCCTCTTGGTAAATACGAAAATCAGACAAAGCCAAAAGGTGTTTTCGATGATCGCCGGACAGAACTTCGCATACATAATCGCCCAGTTCATTTTTCTCAAAACGATACGTCGCTTTATGTAGGTTCATTTCTGTCGGGCCGTCTCGTTCGATCAGGCATTCAATCAGGTTGGGATTGTAGGGGATTTCGACGTAGAATGTGTTGAGATATTCAGCAACAACATCGAGGCTGCCAAACACCATTGCGCCATTTCGTTCAGTCATTTTTGCGACCATCAATAAAGATTTGGTCTGGCCGACATCAAATTCAGCGTCATCATCTTCAGGTAAAACGCAAAACAGAGTCTTTTCCGGCCTTCGACAACTGTCCTGCACCGCCTCTGCAATCGCATACACGCCTGTCATCAAAGGCGTAATCACATACAGCAAAAAATCACACCTGTTCCGTTGCCGTATCTCTTCCGCCTGACACTCTTCCGTCCAGTCCTCAACAACCGGATTAAAATAATCAATCTTCAGCATGGGAATTAATTGCTCCCGCCACTTACTTTCGTCGTTGTATGTACCCCCTAAAAAAACTCGTTTCATTGGCTGCCTCCTTCCGGTTTCCGCTCGTATGTAACAACTGGCTTAAACAAAGCTTTGCCGCCATTGAAATTTAAGCTGGTCGCATCCCCCCACTGATAGGCAAAGTGTATCCAGTTTTGCATGATTCTTGCCCTTAGGTGTTCCGGCTGGACATGTGAAAACATATTACGGGCAAACACACCGTCCAGCCTTTGTTCATCCTGTAGCTCATCTTTTGTAGGCTCTTTCCATTCATTCGACGGCCCGAAATAAAGTTCAAACTCTGTGCAACCACGCTTTAATATTACCTTTATATCCGGTGAAATCTCTTTATGGACAGCTATTCTTACTTCGTCTAATCTATCTAACCCTTCTTCCAGAGAGTCATTGTAAAAATATCCTCCATACAGTCCGTGTACCGTTAGCCTTTTTTCAATTCCGCATTTGCTTGGCCTGTCCAAACGTTTTTGAAGCTCAAGCAATTGGAACAACTGTTCCAGCGTTTTCGGCCTTACAACTACCTTCCAGCATTGTCGGCAGAAAGACGGAAGAATGTTAAATATGCCAAAATATATTTTATGCCATATTATACATTCTCTTGCCGGTGATCTTTTTATAAAAATCCATGGCGAATCGTATCCGACCTTGTAGTCAGAATCAATTTTCCCGTCATCCCTGAGGAAATATTGGCCGTTTTGTAAAAATGGCAACATTGCGGAAATAACGTCCTTTCTTGAAAGTGCTGAATAATCATACTTTTTAAAAATATCCACTGCTTAACTCCTTTTGTAAGTTGCTGCATACCTGGACAGATTGCCCAAGTATGCAGCTTGTTTTGTGTTTAATTGTGTTTATGATAACGAAGCAGACCAGTCATCTACTCCTGCAGAACGATACCTTAAATCCAACCGAACTGCTCCGGCAGTTGCGCCGGAGGCCGAACTCACGCCAGTACCGGGAGCATGTGTGATCTTCATTGCTATAATTCGATCAACATTTTTAGCCTTAATGTTCTTGACCTTATTGGAGTTCATGTACTGAATTCCACCAGCCTGCGGGACCGTCGAAGCTGCGATCATTGACGTACTCGCCACAAGATCAGCGTGTGTAGCATTCGCAATTCCGACAGCGCATGTTACCGCTGCTGAGACAGAGCTTGCTCCGTCCAACTGATCAGACTTCAGGATGCAGTCAATAGGAACGCAGCCCTTAGGTAATTTTACCAGGCCGATCATGTCAGCATTGACATACGTTGCATCAATACTTGCCTTGCCGGATTCGCAATATACTTCACCTGCTGAATGCGGAGACGCAGGCGGTCTTTTATTCCCAGCTTCTTGGGATTCATAATCAAAATCTACAATAGCCATTTTTTCACCTCATAATATTTTTTTAAAAGGGGGGCTTTTGTCACCACCCCCCAAAGATTATTGGTTATGCAGTAGTAGGATCAGCAGCAGCGGTGTCAAACACCATCATGCCATAATCCTTGCCGTTGAAAGTAACCTTCTTGATTCCGATAATGGTGTTGCTCGTAATGACAAGCTGGTTGCCGTTGTCGCGAGTCTCTTCGTGCCATGAGAAACGAAGGCCGGTACCAGGCGAACCGAACGCACACACCATGCCCTGCTCACCCATGAACATAGCTCTGGCCGCATGAACATCGCCTCCCGAACCGTAATCGGTAAACCGGACTACGCTCTTGTGCTCATGCAGAACCACATTGTTGTGCATACCGAGGCCACCCTTAAAAATGTTGCTTTTTCGCCCTTCAGCAGTTGTTAATGCTTTCTGGATGTCCAGCCAACCGCCTGTCGTTGTGGCTGTCCGCATATCAAAAGTTTGCCACGGGTTCATCACGCAGACGTAATGATCTTCGCCGTCAATTTTAATCGGCTGAATCTGAGGTGTCTGAGTATTGCCGTCTGTGCCAGCAGTTCCACCACCGCTGCCACCACCCATCATCATTGCTTTGGCTTTGAGCTTGTCAATTCCAGTCAGGGTCATTTTGTCGGTGGTCAGTAATGTAGCTTTTGCCTTGTTCCCAGCATACAGGATGTGATCGGTGTCCGGTGATGTAATGGAATTACCGGCAAACCCTGTATATGATGTCGGGAAAACGTACTCGGCGTTAATGCCGCGTGCACCCGAGCCGTACATGAAAAAGAGCTCGTCAAATACCCTGGCCCACCAGTTTGACTGGCGTGTTCTGCCAATCTTCCGCAACTTGTGAATAGTGCGTTTTCGGGTCATTCGACCGCCTGCATTAATGCCGCCCCTGAGCTGGTCAATCTTGACGCTGTCCGTGTAAAATTTGAGATCCTCTTCTTTGTTTTCCAGAACATCGTCTCCTTCCATCGGTTGCATTGTCATCTGCATGGTAAGATCAAAAGAAATCTGCTCACCCGCATCGTTTTCCAGCTCATTCAACTGCTGGATAGGCATTGAAGCGGTTTCGCCCACGCCCATAAATTTCCGACTGAAATAACTTTTCTTTGGTGCATCCAGCGCCAGAAAAGCCGAATACTTTTTCACTGCTTTCGCGTCCCCTACGGGGATTACTGTCTGAGCCATTTTATAGCCCTCCTGTTTCTTTTAATAGTTTGTTATTAGATTACACGTACTTATGTTTATGTCCGCTCATCCGCTAACCGGCTATAATTGAACCAGTTCGGCTATATTTGAACCCGGGCTTACTGGGACTTGTTGCTTAAATTGATTTTAAAAGAGCAAATTGTAATAACATGTGAAAAGCTGGCTATGTTCACATGACAATATCATTTCGTGTAATAAAAGAACGAGCACCGCATTCGCAATCTATTACAACGCAAAGATCATCGCCTTCAAAAAAAATATCCACTACTTTCTTTTTGTTCTCTACCTTTCGGCAAGCATCGCAAGTCACCTTGATTTCTTGATTGAGTGACAATTTATCTTTTCCGGCTTCCATCAGCTATCCTCTTGGTAACATTCAACAAAAAGCTTGGATTTTGCTCTGCTATATTTCTTTTCTGCGGCAATGGCGACTTTACTATACACCTGAAAGGCAGGGGTCGTTTCTACGTCATGTGCTTCCTGCAAAACATCCATATCGTGATCATATTTGTCCGCAGCTTTTTCTACGATGCTATCGTGTTCTTTTTGAGCAATTGTTATGATTGCCCTGCGGGTTTTCCCGTTACTCGACATTTCGTTAGCTGGACACATTTTTTTCGCAATAGAGATCATGTTTTTATATTTTTTCTCTGCTGACTCTATTAAACTATCGCAAGCTTTTTCTATAGGGGTGCTTGCGTCATTAAATATTTGCGTCGCAGGTATTAACACTTCATCTAAGGCTTTCTCTGCGGCATTAATCAATTCGTCGTATCTGTTTTTGACAGGTAGGCATTGCTGTTGATACGACCGCAAAGCCGAAGGCGAAAATAGCGATTCCGCAATTAAATCAATATCTATATCAAGCTGTTGCATTTTATGGATTGATTCTTCTGAAACAATCAATCCGTATGGCCATTTGTCGGCAAAAATAGCAACTAAGTATTCGTCTATAGCTTGTTTTGCCAACCACTTAACTGTAATAATTGTGTCGGATACAAAAAATATTTCCCCCATATCAACTATCCTCATATTTCTGCAACTGCGCAGGCGTCAGCTTATCAATAGCAGCTTGATACGCTTCGCCGTCTAACTTGTCTAAGTAGGCGAACTCGTCGCTTACATCCTCATTTTCCTCTGCTGCCGGAAGCCCTCCAATATCAGCAGCGATCTTACTCCTGTCGCTGTTTGCCTTTTTTGCCGCTTCTATGGCCTCCTTCTTTTCCTTGTCGGTTTTTGCAGCGGCCGCGGGCTTGGGCGTAACAATGCCCAGATCAGCCTCAACCTGCTCTTTAGCCTTTACCAGAACTTCCCGATCAGTCAGCTTTTTACCCTCTTCTGTGCTGATAATAATGTTGACTGTGGCAACAAACGCAACATTCAATGTTTTGTTGTCTCTATACTGTTTGTTGTCATCCAGAAACCGTTCCTGCTCCCATTGCCAGCGACCCTCAGACATGTTCTGATTAGACTCTTTGGCAAAATCAGCTTTCCACTTGGCTTCGTTGTAGGCGTCTTTAGCCTCATCAAACTTTGTGTAGTCGATTTCACCATCATCGAACTTCTTCTTGGCGTCGTCGAAAGCCGTCTTCAGGCTGTCGAGATCAGCCTGATCAGCCTCGGTGAATTTTGGGGTAAACGGCTTGGGCTCTGGCAAAACTTCGGCTTCCTTGCCTTTTTTGTCCTCTGCCGCTTCTTTGTCGTCATCTTTATCTTTGTCGGCTTCGTCGGCATCAGCGCTCTTATCATCTTCTGACTCGTCTTTGTCCTTGTCCTTTTTGCCTTCTTTATCTGCCTCCTCATCTTTGTCAGAGCCCTCGCCCTTGTCGTCATCAGTAGCTTTGTCAGCATCACCAGTAGCCTTTTTGTCGTCATCGGCATCGGCATCAGAAGAAGTTCCTTTATCGGCATCATCGGTAGCGTCATCACTTTTTTTGTCGTCAGGATTATCATCACCGTCGCCCTCTTCCATCGCCGTAATTTCTTCCTCGCTTAAGCCTGCTTTTTCTTCGTCTGTTAATAGCATTATATATTTCTCCTTTTCCTATTGGGTTAAATTGTTAGCCTAATTCCTCGCCTTCAGGAGACGCAGGCTTGAAAAAGCCTCCTTCAACAGGAGTTTCATCAGTGGTGCCGACATCAGGCAGATCCGGCAAATCTATGGAAATCAACTTTCGACCAATAAGTTTGTCGCCACCGTCCTGGTATTCATAAGCTCAGTCAAT